AAATCGACTGTTAAGGGTCAGCGTGCCAGCAGGGAATTGAAATCTGGTCTCCGTGCCGCCCTGTCCCAGCAAAATATAGCCGCTCAAGGCATCAGTACCGGAGAAGTTGTAATTGCCGATGAACTGGAGCGTGTTGAATCCGTTAGTGGTAGCGACGGACTGCGCGTCGTTAACATCATCAGCGGGGGCCAGCGGCGAAGCCACAGGATACTCGGTGCCGAGATTGCCGCTGCCCTGATCTACCCATGCAGCATTTTGATAGACCGCAAATCGCAGGTTGTCTCTCATTTCCGGTATGACGTTCTGCGTTACGGGCTGGAGACCGAAAATAGCCGCCGTGAATGCGCCGTCAGTCGGAATAACGGATGGTCTGGTAACGTCTTCCAGCGCGAGATTGCCGGTCAGCAAGATAGTGATATCTTCCTCGGGTGGCTTCAGTCGCCAGCCATCGACGTTGTTCAGGAAGAAGTAAGAACCCGCTTGAATAACCGAAGTAAGCGGGTCGCCGCCTACCGGCCTGAACGCTTGCGGGTACTTTAAATTTTCGGGGTTGCCGAGCAGCCAGTCCTTCCAGCCTTCGTACAGGTCTTCGCGCACATCAACTTCGGTCACACCGGAATCCAATGTGATAACAAGGTTTACTCCATCGAAGTCAATTGCCATGGTTATCCTTTAAACGGTAATGCGTCAACTTGGTTGATCGCGAAATCCTGACTCACGGTAAATGACACATTCTCAATTCTTACCGGAACGTGAGCGTCATTGGTGTCCTCAGAGGCTTCCAGTACCACAATATCTACCGCTATGCTTGCCCCGACGGAGAAAGCCCAAGAAGCGCCCGTGTTGGTGTTTTCCTGTACCAGTGTGCTGGTTCCTGTCAGATAAACGCTCGCAGTTGATCCCACAATGAGAGGCGTCAATGTGATAGTTACGGCAGCAACATCATCCGAAGTCGCGGACGCGCCGTTACGGAAGCTCGGCTGCGTGCCGCCACCAGAGCGATTGAATGTTCTTGCCGCCGCAGCATTGTTATAGATCATAGCGTCGGTTGATCCGCTTGAGGCAACCAGATTGTCCCCCGGTGTGCCGCCAAACGCGCCAAGGAATGTGTTCCCCACATTGTTCTGGCTGGAAGGGCCGCCTGATAAAATCTCAACGCCATGACCATCTGAAAATGTGAATGTGCAATTTGCAATGTCGCCAATATCATCGGTGTCCATAAATGCAACACCATCAGCCGTGTTAGGAGTTACAATTTGGCAAGCAACCTGTGCGGAGTTGCTGACGTGGGCCTTATTACAGTTGACATAAGCCACTGACGCGCAAACAACAGCCGGGTCGTCCAGATCAAAAATCTCACCGCCAATAAAAGTACAGCCGCCAAAATTTGCAGAATCAATATCTACGTCAGTGCTGAAATCCATGAACCAACGTGGGCCACCAGTGGTAACAGTGAGTCCCTGCGAACCCGAGCGGTCGTTGCCCGTACCGGCAATTACCCCGAAGGTCACATCCATCTGGCCCGTACCGGCTACTCCTGAGAAGCCGTAGAATCCATCGGGTACGTTATTATCTTCCCATCCGAGAACCTCGTTGGTATCTTCGAACTCGTCTACCGTGGCGTCATTCGCGCCGAATTGGATCGGGGTATTAATCGACACCGTGCCGTTCGCAAGTCGCTCGATGGTTCCCCACGCCTTGTTTACGTCATTCACATCAGCCGCATCAATGATGTCCTGCACCGTCCACGGGATAGAGCCAGTGTTCTGGCCCGCCACGATGATGCCGGGAGTATTCGCGGCCAGTGACCATGAAGAATCCACGAAGAAGTTCGGGTCGGCACCAGCAGCCGTTGCCGTGGTGGTGACAACAACACCCACTCGCTGAATCGCCGTAATTGCCGGAGGGGTGCCGTTGGTGTTATGCGATGCTGTCTTGGCGACACTGGCGTCCACCACGATCATCTTCCAGCCACCAGCGTAATTATCGCTGCCCAAAACCTCGATATCGAACCAGTCGGTCGCTGTTGCACCGGTAAAGCGGACAGTAACGCCACTTGCTGCTGTGGTCGCCAGCACTTTCGCCGCTGTACAGTTGAACCAGAAGTAGAAAACTACATTTGTCAGGTCTTGAGCTGAACCGTAATTCCAGAGGATACCGTCAGTTGACTTGGTAGAGCGACCTTGAATGGAGCCGGTGCCGGTGATGAAGTTGTTGGTACCAGCGGACACGCCCATCGTGCCGCCAAGCTCGTCTTCCCACGAACCCAGAGTATCCGCGTTGCTGATCAGCGTTCTGTTGTCAGTTATTGCCACGAGTCCACCTGTCGTGCATCACGATGGTCGCGGTCATAATCGCCCACATACCCCATTGGGTTTTGTCGGACATGGGTACCATTACCCAGTCCGCTTTCGGTGGTCGATAGGTTTCGATCCCCCCGCTGTCAGGCCCAAAGCAGTAAATAACATCACCTTTGGGATGTCGGTAGTCGGGTAACGGGGTGGGATCAGCCTGCCCTTGGCGCTCTACCATGACGTAGTGCGCGTCAGGATAAGCCTCGAATATATCGACAAAATTCTGGAATATCTCGGCAGGATGATTTGGGTCTTCAGCCGGGGCAAAGCAGGGGATGCCTACCTTGTCGATAACCAGTTGTCGGTCAATATCGAATGTGCGGCACAGCGATAGCCACATTTCAGTGTGGTTCTGCTTGCCGCACGAATTACGGTTTTCTGCAAAAAATGCAACACCGATCATTTAATAGTCTCCGCACGTCGCGCTTCGACATGTTGTCGATAGTTTACGTTGTTACGTTAAGCTCACCTTGAGCAACCAGCGGTATGATAAGCGGTGCTGTCGTAATTGTCTGTATTGTTGATTCAGTATATTGGGCAGTCTCGCGACCAACCGCCTTGGCAATAACCTTGGCAGGCGTGCCGCCAGTGCGTCCGCCCTGACTGTTGTTCGAATAATCGAAGCTGAAGGCGAAGTCCACTTGAATCGGAACCATGACGATCTGATCCACGGTAACGCTCGGGCCGGTAGCCTGAGTTGTAATCAGGAGTCCGGTCGCGCTTTGTACCGTGATTTCGTCTGCGACTGCGACACTGGTTACTTCCCAGAGTCCGTCGTTCAGACCGGAGGTTGAACCAATAACCTCAACCCAGTCACCAACCGAGAACACGCCGTTGATGCCGGTCTGCTCGATCAGGTTGCCTGTTGCGTTGAAGCTGATATCCGTACCGGACACGCCGATATTGGTATGCACGATAATCGCGTCGGGTGAATCCACCGGATGCTCGTCGATGCTCGCAGCCTCGCCCGTGGTCGTAACGATGGTGGCACCGTCCACGCGGGTAACATCCCATGACGAGGTAGAGGTCAGCGCGGTAACTTGGTAGATACCGTTCATCGGCGCATTCGCGCCAGTCAGACCAACCACTTCAACGTAGCTGTTGACGCCGCCATCCAGAGAAGCCGGGAACTGGGCAGTCGATACAAAGGTACCAGTGTTGCCGGTGCCAGCCGTAACGACGAAGGTCGCATCGACCGCATTCTCGATGGTGTTCTTGAAGAACAGGGTCGCATCCGAAACAGGGTCGCTGTTCAGGGTGTCGTTGCCGTCCAGAGTAACCGATACAGAGGTCGGCTTGAGGCGACCAATTCCCAGAGAATCGAAGAAGACAACTGAGTTGTCGTCCGCCGAGTTCAGGTTATCGATGTACAGACCGGGGCCGCCGCCATCAGGTGATACGGTTTGGGTCAAGCCACCATCGGCTGAGCCAACCTCAAGAGTGTCACCAACGAAACGTGCCAGCAGGCCGATAGTACGACCGATGTTTACATCGCCATCGTTATCGATGTCGGTCAACTGGCGCAGCAAGTGCTGAATGTAAGTAAAACACTCTTCCTTGGTGCCGCCATTGCCGTCGAGGATGAAGCCGAAGTTGTACGGGCCGCCAACCAGAACACCGCCACCGCCGCGTGCTTGCGGAGTTGCGTACATGGTCAGGGTCATTCCCGTATAAGGCGCGGCCGCGATGTCAGCGGCTTTGTCGGTAATCTTCAGGTCGGAACCGGTCGCCAGCGGGAACTGGAATACGAAGTTACCCAGTGACGGTTTGTTGATTGAGTTCAGGTCGGCCTGTGCGAAAGTTGAGCCGAAGGCATCAGCGTCGTCGCGCTCGCGCATGCCAAGACGGAACAGGTTATCGTTGTTCACCGCCAGAATCGCAGTGGTGTCGTCCGCGTTAACCGTCAGGCCGGTTGTGGTCAGCACTGTGGCTGAAACCGCTGTCAGGACATGGGTGCCGTTGTTGCCAGCATCTTCCGCGTTACGGATGGTGACCTGACCACCGACAACATAGCCCTCAGTGATAAATGAGCCGCCTACTCGCGTGATAGTAGTAGCAGTAATCGCGAGATCAGTCTGCGGCTGCTCTTGGAAGAAGTTGATCGCTTCGTTTACAGGGCCGGGGAACGTCAGGTCAAAAGTATTATCAACCGTGGTATCCGTGCCGAAGTAACCAAACGCGGTATCGGTAAGCGCGTTCTCCACGGCGTCAACTGACAGCGCGCCGAAGTAACGAGCGATGATGTTGCCGCTAGAGTCAAATTCGTTCCAGCCACCGTTACGGACCATCTTGCGGGTACGAATACCGAAGGTGCCGTTGGGGAAGTCCGCGTCGTCTGCGGGCAGCCAGCCAGAGTTGTTGCCGTTCGCGTCCTGACCAAACAGGTATTTACCAGCGTCAGAGTCGATGGCACGCATCGGGAACGGGGCATTTGCTCGCAGGAAGCCATCATCCAGCCAGTCGATCATTGCCTTGGAATAAATTGCCTGACCGGATACACCGGCAGCGTCGATGCCGCCTTGCTCCAGAACCGCCCAGCGCTTCGAAGGAGTATCCCAGTGGATAGTCTTCTTCTCGGTCGTGGTATCAGCAGATTCAGCAACGGCGTTGTTCGGCTCATTGGCGTTACCAAGGGCCGTTCCGAGCAGTTTGGTACAGGTGTAGTCATCCTGAACAGTGTTAATCAGAAGGACTTCGTATGCGCCGTTGTTGTCGGCGTCAGAGTGATTGAAGACCTCGAAGCGCTCACCAACTGCCAGAATCGGAAGCTGTGAGGTCGCGGAGGTAATATCAACTTGGTTGGGCGAGGTCGCTGTCGCGGGAGTAGTATTGGCGAAAGCCATGTTGCTGACCACGGTGTCGAGGCTTGAGAAAACCTCGATTGCCTGTGCGCTCGCGTCATTCGCGGGGTTCGCACCCGTGACCTTGTCTGCAATGGCCGCTGTTGCGACCGTGCCGCCTGCGTCATTGACCTGATACAAGCCGTTGTTGTTCGCGTTGGTAGCGTCGCGAATCTCGAAAAATTCGTTGTCGGCCATCACCGGCAGGTTTGCGCCTGCGCTGGATATGGTGATCTGATTGCCAGTCTGTGAGCCAAATGTGGCGTCCGACACATTGACTAAGTTGCCCTGACTTAATCCCGACGGATCATTACACTGTCTGCTCATTACCTTTAACTCCTAAATTAACGCAAATTCTTCATGGTTGAATAATTGATTCAAGTGTTGAAAGGCGCTCAGAATTTGCGATTACTTTCCCCTCAACAGTATTGTCGCCCCGTGATCGCTGCGAAGCCAGTCTTTTTTCCAGTTCGTCCATCGCGCCACGTATCGCCTCGATGTCGGCAGTATTGACATCAATAGCGGCTTTCTGTGACGTGAGCGATATATCAACCTGCCCTTGCCACACCACACTCGGGGCCGCTGGGTCCGGTGTGAGAGTTTGACCGGCAGGGATAGTGGCTTCACCGCCAGCTATCTCAGAGACCCTGTGGATAACTTCCGGGGCCGCGATGGTACCGGTGACCAACGCGATAACCAGCGCGACCACCTTGTAGATGGTTGGCAGGTTCATCAGGAACAGGCGCATGGCCTTGAACCAGTTTATTCGAGCCTGCTTTACCTCTACTTCGGTAATCTCGTCATGATCGTCTGTAGACCGTCGCTTCAATTACCACCGCCCAGCAAGATTGTAGCGCCGCCGTGCACATAGTCATTACCGTCGTAAATATCCGGTGTAAAGCCAACATGCCAGAGCGCGTTTGGTACCCAGCTATCTTTGCCGAATTTTTTGCCTATCGCAAAAGAAAAGTTCGTATCGGAATCCCAGTCGCTGGTAGTTGTGGCACCTGTAATGCTTAGCTGCCATCGAGTCGTTACCCAGTCGAATTGATGTGATCCGCCAGCCAGAGTCGATCCAATGATATCGTTCATGTCGCCATCGGACAGGGAATCGGTAAGACTCCAGTTCTCGATCTCATTGACCTCAGTAGTGTAGTTTGTAACACACTGATAACACTCGACATTGTGGTTGTTGCCAGCGTCAGCCGTAACCGCATAGCCGATCAAAGCTACCCAGATGACAACCGCAGCTACCACATCCCGTCTGATCTTTTTACACTGATTGTTGCATTTCATAGGTATCCCACCAATTCAATAATAGCCACAACTGCAGCAGAAGCGCCGCCCAGCCACAGCAGCATTTTAAACCCCCACGCCATGCTGGTTACGCCAGTAGCGATAGGGTCCAGCTTTTCATTGATGCCGTGGATATCCTTACCCAGCTTGACAAATTTGCCTTCATGCTCGATTAGTTTGTCCATCAATTGTCCATGATCCACATCATCATTCATCTTTCTTCATCGCTCTTACAATGTGCGCCCCGAAAAAGAACGCGCCAATACCAAGAACAAAGTAGCCAATTGGGTCATCAATGACCAGATCACGGATAAATTTTGCGTCTTCGGTCCATCCGCACAAATGCAGGACACCAGAAAGGGTCAGCATTGCCAGCGCCCAGCGCATGACAAGCAGGGCGATTTCTCGTCTGGCCTTCGAGCGCTCGGTGTTTTCGCTGACAGAGTTGGCCATGAAAGAATCCATGTGGCCGATAAGCTTGACGTTGTATTCAGACTGTTCCTGCTTCGTGAACTTCTGCTCGTCAATAAAGTTACCCACACCCTTGGCCACCGTCATGACGTTATCCACACCCTTGCCGGTAGAAGAGCCAAGGCCGAGCACCATTTTGGCACCGGCCCATAGTCCAGATAGAATCCCCATGATCCGCTCCTAAATTAAAAAAGCGACCCGAAGGCCGCTATTTGTTAAGCGGCTGTGAGGCCGTCGTCTGCCGCCAGCCAGTTGGTTCCGTTACTGACCGCAATATTGCCTGCAGGAGTCGCGTCACTGATGCGAATCAGATGACCTTCCCATGCGGCCGCGTCAGGGACGGTTGCCAGTGTAAATACGGGTATTTCGAGAGGGGCAGGATCGCCCGTTTTCGGAATAATCTTGGTTACTTGTAACAATTCACGCCATGCCATGGTTTAACTCCTGTTGTCAGTTACTGCTTGGGTCACTACCCTTGTTGTAAAAAAATGTCGCATTCCGGATACTACGCCGTAGTTTCCTCACTTTCAAGTGACTCCATTTTGTCGTTTTTGTCCCGGTTGATCTTGATCTTCTTTTTGACCACGCCGCCCTTGTTATCCACAATAACGGTCAACTCCATGGGCTTAGACTCTTTTTCCTTGCCATCGTTCGACTTATCCACAGCCGCCTGCTTGGTTGCTTCGGCAGCAGTTTCAGCCTGCTTTTCGGCAATCTCCTGATCTTTTTCTTTCAGCTCCATTTCCATGGCATGCTTCTCGGCATCGACCTCGGCATTGATTTCATGCCGTTCGATAATGCGCGCGGTCTCTTCTTGCATCAGGCGGATTTTGGAAGCCTCGTCGCGGCGCTGTTTGTCCAGAGCAATTTCCTTGCGGGCTTCGATCTCAGCCATGCGCTGCTGGTGAAGCTGCTGATCCTTCTCTTTGTCTGCCTCCGCCTGCTCAGCCTTGAACTCAAGCTCGATCTGCAGTCGCTCGTTGGTACCCTGCTCCTTAATTTGCAGTAGCTGTGCGTCGGCCTGAGCCTTGATCTGCTCGGGTGAAGGTGGTGGGTTTTCGGCTTCCTGCTGGAGTCTGGCGCGCATATCGTCGCGGCTCGGCACGATGCCTTCGAGATCGAAGTCCTTGGCAACTTGGCGCAGGATGTTCGCGCGACCCTCTTTGCCGATGACGCTCATATCAAGCTCGTTGCCGGTCAGGCTCAGGAACTCGATTCGACGTTGCTGTGCCATATCGCGCAGAAGCAGTGCGTTCGCGCCTCTGGCGTTAACTTGCGCATCGCCTTTGATGCTTTGATCGGTGCTGGTCATCATGTTGTAGTAATACAGCATTTCGATAGCCGGACGCGTCACGCCGTAATCGAAGTGGCCGATAGCGGCCTTGATCGACTTGGCAGCCGACTGCATCAACATGCTCAGTCCGGATGCGGTCGTACCGGCACCACCTACTTTTTCATTGCCATGGGAGTATCGGGGAATGCTGGTGGCGTCGTCGGCTTTGATTTCAAATCGCTCGTAGACAGCCATAAGCTCTTGTGCGTTGGAGTCAGGCTGGAAGAACTGCACAGTATTTCCGGCTCCGACTTCAGCCCCACGGGTTTGCCATATTTTCCATGGGTGTATGTCAAGTTCGTTTTCCAGCGGCGAGAGTCTTTCATAATTGATCTCGATCATCGGCCCGGAGGCCATAGCCATGTTATTCACAAGCGCCCGTGCTGTGGCGTTGCAAAGCTCCTGAATGTCGTTCATCAGGTAACGAATTGAATTTCCCCAGAACGCACCCGGTATCGGGTCGTAGCAGGCTTTCATGTAAGGACGGCGCGCCAGCGGGTCGTTATTAATCTGGCATCGGATGATATACTTGCCAATCAGGATGGCGTCAACTTGGTACTCAGCCAGTGAATCGGGAACCTCGATGCCCCACTCCATCAACTTTGTGCCTTGGACGGAACCCCAGTAATGAAGACCATCGATCAGCCCGTTTTTGTTATCGCGCCACCAGTGGAACTTATTTTCATTCTCGTTCCGTTCAGTATCCTGCCACAGCCACTCGCGAAGCCCCTCGGAATACTCATCAAGAACATTGCGAATCTCCGTGTCTTTATATCCGGGGACACCGATCATATTGTAAAGCTCGCCGCGCTCGAACCGGATATGCTCGATCAGGTGCATATCGTTGATGTCCTCGGCTTGCGGGGACGGGTAGATATCAAACGGCGAAACCCGCTGATACTCCGGTACAAGCTCCTCGGTCATCGACGGGCTGACACCACCAAACTCGGACTTCCAGCCGAGCCGTTTCCGTTTTTTCAGGAACGGACCCTTGAGTACGCAGCAACTAAAAGTTGTGAAGTCATCGATCAGCTCGTTGATGACCTTCCCCCACTTCGCCTCGGTTAGCTGGTCCTCGATCTTGAGTTCCATTGCCTCGGCGGAGCGAACCGCCTGATTCTGTATTTCGAGCGCCAGTTTCTCGCGCAACTCCATGAACTCGGCCTCGCCGCCACCCATTTGCTCGATGCGCTGAACAACCGCCTTTGTCGCCCACTCCGGCAACTCTGGCATTGGTGTCGGGTCAATGCCCCACGCCTTCTCGTCCTGTGGTAAAAGGATGTCTTTGATCCATGCTGCAGCCGCGCGTATCTTCGTCGCGGTGATCATCATGTAAATTTCGGAGCCGCCTTGCTGGCGAATCTGCATCAGTTTGTTCGGGTGATACTCGCCATTTTTCGCGCGCAGGTCATCCAGCAAACCCTCTTCGATGCGAAGCTTTGCGTTGCGGTTGGTCTCCCAGTGGCGACGAATGTGCCGGGTCAGCTCCGACTCGATAGTGTCATCGGTAGTCCAGTTGACCGGAACATTGCTATCTTCGGCCGCCTGTAGTTCGGAGCCGGGGACAACCTTTAGTAACCCGTACGACATAGCTCCTGTCTCCGTGCGAGCGCCTTCTGGCGCAGTGCGTGAATATCTTCCATCATGCCGTCAAAATACTTCTTGTTGGTCAGCATCTGCTCGCCATCGATGGTGATATGAAGGTCGGACTCGACATCGAGTTGCACGACCAGCTTGAATTTACCCGCGTTCTTTCCGGTGCCACGGAACGTGCGGACCATGCCGATATTGCTAAATATGGCCTTCAGCTTGGTCGCGATATGGGAGATATCGACCATCGTCACTTCTTTCTGATTGAGAAAACTTAGGTCCATCCTGCTGCGCTCCGCCGCTTAACTTGTCTTGGTCCGGGTTTTGATGACTTCATACCATGGCGCAATCTTACACACAAATACTGTAGTGCGTCATGCGGATGGGAAAATTTGTTCTTGGCTGGCTGCTCTTTAAAACGCTCTTCGCCCACGATCTGGACGCGTTCGTACTTGTAGCCGCCGTTGAATCCGCGTCGCAGCGTCTTGCATTCCGGCGAGATAATGAAGGCCGGACCGCCCTCGCGGGACATGCCTTTCATGTAGAACCTGACCGCGTCAGTACGCGCAATCGGCTCGTTGGTGTCGGCTTCCTCGGTCGGTATCTTCTCTTCAGCCAGAATCTGCATACAGGATGTTTGCTCGGTTTCCGAGCGGGTCTTACCGGCCGGGTCACCGACTGAGAAGATCGTCATGCCCGGAAACAGGTTGGTCAGGTCTGGTTTGACGATATCACGCGCAAACTCGCGGATCGCCATGTCATCGGTGCACCACTCCTTCAGGATGCGCAGTTGGCCATGCGGTGATAGCTGGCCAGCAACACACGCCGGGGTGAGGCCGTAGTCCCAGCCGAGATAGATCGGCAGGCCGTTGTAGACCTCCAGCTCGTCTTTTGCGACATGGATGGTATCGTTGAACTCGGAGTAGACAGGCTTGCCATCGAAGATAGAGCCGTACCGGCCCATGATGTAAACCTCGATCCAGTCCTTGTCTTTACCGCCAGTTTGCCGCAGCCAGTAATTGTAGCCAATTGGTTGATTTATAACGTTTTCTGCGTCCGGGTTCGGAACGTAAACCCCGCTGTCCTCGATCTCAAGAAGCGCGGGCGGCTGCTGGAAAAACGCCCATTGGTCGGGCTTTTCCTCTTCTGCCAGCCGGTAATACCAGTGATCGTCGTCCGGGGGGTTGGTGTCCATGATGACGCCTGACCATGTCGGGCCGCCGCGACGCTTGGCCGGATAACGGGCAACACGGCCGGTTGCGCCGTCGAGTATCTGCTTCGGTATCTCACGAACCTCGTTCAGCCAGCAGCCGGTGAGTTCCAGAGAAAGTAACTTTTTCACATCTTTCGGCTGGTCGAGGGCCAGAAACAGGACTTCCATTTCGATCCGGGTGCCGTCAGGTAGCGGCATCTTCAGCCGCCCGGTGATAGGTGGTGCCCAGTTAATCTTGCATATTTCGGCCGGGAACCAGTCCTCGAAGGTTTTGATTGTGGTCGATTTCAGTTCGGGGTAGGTGTTACGCACAGCCGCCCATCGGGACGCTCGGACGCCATTGAATGGCTCCTGCTGCATGGCTTTCGAGAACATTTCCAGCGTGCATGCCACCGACTTTCCGCTTCCAATCGGACCCATGATGCCCCGAACAAAAGCCTCTGACGCATGGAATCTGGCGGGCGTCGGTTCCGCGTTGTAGGCGATATCAACCTTTTGTGCCGTCACGCGAGAAATTCCCCTCAATCACGGGGCGCGGATTGCCTTCAGCATCGGCCCCCAAGTTGATATTGATGCTCACACTAGTACCGCCAGCGTCGGTTTTGTCGGAAAACATCTTCATGTGCTTGCCGATCAATTCAAGCGCCTTGGTGGCTCCGCCAGCGTCAAATTTGTAATAGATGGGTTCAGGCACCCTTTCCGGGTCATCGTCGTCCTGTGCAGAGCCATCCCGGCCGTATACAGGGACTGCTTGCATGCAGCGGTCGCAGATATCGCGAAGCCTGCCAATTACCCAGTCCTCGTCCATTTCCATGCGCTTTTGCCGCTCTTCGAGCAGCTTGCCGATGTACTCACGAACTTCGGGTTTTGCAAGGAAACGACCGGCTTGGACAAGCGCAGACTTGCGTTTCACGCCCGGAGCCACCTTCATATACGCGGCTGTCTCGTTCATTTGCGGATCGGCCACCAGATAATGGCAAAAGCTATGCTCGCTCGGTGGTAACCCGCTTGCTGTTAGTTGAACCAAATGCATCTGTATTCTGACTCAAGCCGGTCCAGTCTCCGGCCATCGCCAATCCCCTTACACCCACTTTGAGTTTAGTCGTTGTCTATATATTCGATCATCAGCTTTTCTTGCTTCGCCTCTTCGATGACCATCTTGTACAGCTTTTCGTATGCGATACGACTCATTCCGACACTCATATCGCCTTTCGCAATGGTTGCCTGTTCGCCCGTGAGCAAGCAGCCAGCCGTGTGATCGTCAGTGTTCCCGGTGTGGATAAGTATATACTCAAACCCCGGAACGTTTTTAACCTGCAGCATCCCCTGATGCCAGTTGTATCTGGCCGAATATCGACCATGGAAACCGCCCTCACGGCGCAGGCGTATCATGTACGTCCCTGCCGGAATGCGCGTTTCGTTCGCTACCTTGTGTTCGCGGTACTCGTCTTCGAGACCGAAACAAACAAATTCGCCGTCAACCAGTATCCGGCTGATCGTGGTGTCGTCGTCCGACGTAAACCTGTCAACCGTGATCTTCAAATTCCACCCGCTGCGCTGCCACCGGGCGCGCCACCTGTGCCGCTGCCACCAGAAGGTGCACCGGGTCCACTGCCTGATGATGATGATCCGCCACCGGGTCCGCCAAAACCGCGACCGGGGTTTGAGCCATCAGGATCATCGCCACCGTAGTCCGCACCCTGAACACCGCTTTCTGAGTCCGCTCCGAGACCCGGTCCCTGATCGGTTGCGTTGTGTGCTGCCATCGCTTTCTGGTTAGCGGTTTCGACGCCCTTGGCCATCAAGTTGCCCAGCCCCGGCGCGATAGCGTTACCGATAGCCTTCGTCGCACCGAGGGCAAGACCCAGTGATTTACCTGTCATCGGCTCGCCTGATCCTTTTGTTGCACCGGCCTGCTCACCTTCACCGCCGCCAGCTTCGATATCCCGGTCCTGCTTTGATTTGGCCTTTATCTTGTTCGGAACCCCGCGTATACCAGCAATTTTGTTGCTTCTGGTCTTACGGTTATATCCTTGATAAGCGTAGCTCATTGGGAGCCTTCACCGGCATTCCCGTGGCCGCCACTACCTGTATCGCCACCACTGGAAGAAGCGCCTGCACCGGGAGCACCCATACCGCCCCGGCTGGTAGGACCGGATTGCATACCGGTACCCGCTGTCGCGCCCCGGCTTGCGCCAGAGCTGTGACTTGCCGCACTTTTCCCCGTCAGGGCTGATTTGGCCTTTGCTTCCATGGCTGGAGTGATGCCCATCATGCCTTTGAGCATGCCGCCTATTTTTGCACCCAAGGGGGTGTCGGTCTCGGCCAGACCTTCATGAGCCACGTCCGTACCTGTTCTGGCATCTGCGGCTTTTGACATCGCAGACTTGGACCGCACACCAGCGCGCTTGCCACTGGTAGATTTGCGGCGATAGCCTTGGTAGGCGTAGGTCATTTTCCTGAGCCGGTCTGCCGTACCCCGCCACCGAGTTTTTGGTCAGACATCAGCACCGCGTCCGAATCGTCCGCACGCATGCGGGTCTTCAAATACGGGTCTTTGTAGCATTTGCCGATGTCCTTGACTTTCTGGGGTTGGAACGACTTGCCTTGACGGTTGGGGATTTTCTTATCCCCCGGTCCAAACGCTGACATGGTTAACCTCCTGCCTCTTTAATGGTTTTGTCTTGCTTCTGCTTGCGGCTTTTGGCTAATCGTCCGGAACCGGCTTTGTCGGTACCCATCGCCTGCCGCCACCATTTCTTGGCGTCAAGTTTCGTGGCCTTCTTGACATGCTTACCCGTCGAACGGTCATACGTCGTCTTCGACTTCTTGACGTTCTTCTGTTCCGGTTCATCGGAGTAAAAACCATCAGGACCAACCGGGCGTACTTTATGCCTTGTGCCGACCGACTTTGCGCTTTTTGCCTTTGCCATCCAATTTCTCCGCGAAAGCCGCCCGTCGATCAGCCCGGTCTTTTTTACGGACTTGGGCTAATCGCTTAAGGACGGCGGACGGCATTTAGCCGTGGCACTTGTACTTGGTATCAGATTTCGCTGATTTGCCACCCGAAGTCTTTTCCTTGACGCTCGAAGCATCAGGAGCGCCATTGGCAGACTTGCCAAAGCCGATTTTCGAATTGCCGCGAGTGCCACTTGATTTGTGACCGCTTCCACCACCTTTCATAATAGTAACTCCTAAAGTTTGAAATAGGTCGCCCACAGGCAACCCTACCCCGGATTATATATACAGGCAGGGGTTTAGCAAGTCGGGATTTCGGGGTCGAACTCGAAGCCAGCGGGGATTTCTTCAATGAACTCGCCATCGACGCAACCGGAAATATCGCAATCGATCAGCATGTGCACGGCATCAATATGGTCTTCGCACTCGAATCGCACGCCATATTTCTTGCCGGATTTACCCTTTAGGGTGAGCAGGTAGGTCTTGATTTCGTCGGTCTCCGCGCATGAGATACGCACTTGATCGGAGCGTCAGCCCCAAGTTATCCACAATCGCATTCTCGATGCGAACAATAGCGTCGGCGTAGTTGATCTTGTCCATTTTGAAATCGGTCAGGACATCGGCGACATCATCTTCGAATTTACTCGCCATGGGTTTTGCGGTGCTCCCGGTCACCCAGCCACAGGTAAATCCAGATCACAGCGGCGCAAAAAGTTATCCACAGGAGAATCTTCATGGGTTCATGATGTCGTCAGTGTCGATGAAGAAGCCCTTGATGACGGCATCGCGGCCGAGCCAGTATAGAGCTTCCTCCAGCTTGGTCTTCACCAGCGCCATTTCGCGGCTGGAGTTACCGTTCTGTTCGACCTCCGCCTGACCGTGGGCCATCTGAAGGTGTTTCAGGATGTTGTCGTGTTGCATTTGGTTCCTCGCTTTTGAAATTTTTTCCCGGCAGTTTCGTAAAGTTCCCCTTTATCTTAACGGGCTTGCCAGTGTATACCCGTCGAAAATTCTGATCGCCCTTCAAATTCGGCTTGTTACGACCGTATATCATGCCTTCTTATGCTCCCCGCACCACATATCTTCCTTCCCGGCCGGTGGAAACGGACTGACATTAGCGTCTAAATGCCCAAGAGCAACAACCTCCGGGGGATTGCGACGGCAGGTTCCGGTGTATCCGGGCCATGGAACCGGCTCCGGCTTGAAGAATTTACAATTAATGCAAGTGTTCATCTAATGCCCTCTCCATGCACTCCCGGCCATCAGCCGAGTTGTGGATAACTATTACCGCCGCGCCTTCGCCGGGTTCGACCTCCGGTATGCACCAGCAGCTAACATTCTCCCAGTGGTCCCTGATATCGCCGATTGGCAGGACATGGTACTCGTCGTTGTATAATTCGGTCGTCTTCCAGCGCGCACGGGTGAGCAGGTCCATCCGCAGTTCCAGCTTGCGGTTACGCTCGTCCTCGATCATCAGGCGAATAACCAGCCCGAAAGCAACTGCAGTCGCAGCGATAGTACTTACAATCCACCAGTTCATGGTCTCAACTCGTTTCGTTCGTATCCTTCACGGCCGCGTGGCAGGCCGCAACTCTCAAGATTATCCAGCGCGTCGGTCAGCACATCGTAATACGGCTGAATCTCGGTATGCTCCGGCAGCGTCTGCGGGGCTGCTTTCGACGCAATTCGCCACTGTGAATAAAAATACTGGCAGGCGCGGGCCAATCGGATATATCTGATCAAATCAATCATGTAGTTTTATTCCAGTAGTCGCAGTCGCGATCAATAAAATAGCTGTCGGTCTCCGGAGGCTCGGGGTCTTCCCCGCCACCGCAGTGCGGACACTTGTTGTCCTTCAGGTACTCGCCGCAGTGATAGCACTCGGGTTCATCGGGTGGGTCTTCCCAATACGACGGATTATTCATGTCGGGCATCTTCCAACTCGCGCCCCATGGTGACCAACTCAGTTTTCATGCGCTGGCACTCGTCGAACAAATCAACAGCGGCTCGCGACTGTTCCTCGGCTCTTCGCTTCAACCCGTCATGGTGGGTCATCAGCCAGCAGATCAAGAAACCCTGATCGGGCCACGTCATATCATTGCCGGGGTTCTCTTCCTGCCACAATGCGATCCCCCGTTGGCCAGCCTCCCAGTAGAGATTGAACGACTGCTCGTAATCCCTGATCTCGCGGCGGGCTTTCGCAAGCGCATTGGCCAGCAGCCCGATGGGCAGCAGCAGAACAATAATGGCGACCATGTAATAGATTTCGTTCATTTATTCATCCACGGATTCAGCCGGTACATCTTCGACAGCCACAGGTATTGCTCCAGCAGCGTCAGGCGGGAATGGAACTTGATCACCTTCTTATTGAGATCGATGCAAACCATAACTCGATAGTAAAGCATATCTTTAACATCTGTCAACTATAGCGGTTTACCCTGATACGGTCTGAGAACGAAAAAAAATTTATTCTGGGCGGGCCATGGAGCGGTTTACCCTGAGTCGAAAGTTGTGCGTGTGATATGGGTATAGTAGACCCCCCGTGGTCTGACAAGCGTTTCCGGGGTCCGGGGTCGGCCTTTCAGGATTCGGATTTGCCTGTCCCACGATCATCCGGTTCCATGCCCGGTTCGTGGTCATCCGTCGGCCGATGTCGTCCGTGTGCGTGCGTGCGCAGGCGAGCGTCATCCGTTGTAGGTCGTCCGCGTCTGCAGGGGAATGATCATCTATTAGTATAAAGAATAACTTGACACTATTGTTTACCCTGCTATAGTTAGTGGCATGGATACGACGCGCGACATACACCTACCAACCACACCGGAGGCGAACCACATGCGATCAGCAATAGACACCGACAAGATTCAATATCTATTAAAGCTGCTGGCTCACTCCACTAGCGAGGCAGGGCGTCAACAAGTGATTCGAGTACTTAATAGAACTATCACTTATATCCATATAACCACCACTACTATAGAGGCGACAAACAACCACCAATGAAAACATTCATCTATATCATGCATTCAATTACTGCTCTTATGGGTCTATTGGTCCTTTGGCAGATCATCGACATCTTTCAAGCTATTGCTGTTAAGTTTGGAGGGTAAACGATGTACTACTCAATATTCATCCGCGACGGGTATCTGCAATACCATGTTTCGTCTGTTCAATCAGAGTGCGAGCAAGGTCAATCAATGTCACGTCGCATTCGTTTATCTTCTATCCCGGCTGACAATGTTGCTGCTGCTGTTGAGCAGTGGCATCTTGACGCCGCGTTCCATCGTTGCATTCCCGTTATCTACAATAAGGGGTCTTAATCATGAGTATGCAATCGATAGCATGGCAGCTTATGTCCGAGGAAGAATACGCCGCGTTCATGGAAGAGCGCATCGAGTGGATTACTCCACGCATCCGCAAGACGTTCCGTTATAACGCTGATTGGTCGCACCTTGACGAGTGGGAAGACGCTGTCTGGAGTTATGCGATTGTTAATCAGTCCGAGCAACACGACGGCGATCTTGAAGAGGGCGTGCGAGTCATTGCAACCATCATGACCGATAACGCTGTCAATAAAGACGAAATTGAGGCTGCGTTCAGGGGTGAACTGGTCAAGGGCTGTTCCTGTGAGCATGATTGCTGTGGTCATTACTTCGGCGGCCTTTCCAATGTAACGCAATTGTCCCGGCTGGAGTGGCGAATCACTGCCGCTTATAGCCGCAATTACTAGGGGAATTATACCATGTCTGACCCACAATACCGAGTAACAATGCAAGGCAAGAGCCGAGTCATCAGCGCGCAAGCGCTGGCGGCTTTCTGTCTCGAAATATGCGGTGGCGGATACTCTGACAAACAAGTCATTGACGCCATGCACATGCAACGCAAAGCAATCGAGACCGGCAAGCTGACCGCAAACATCAACCTGACTGTTGAAGAGGTCAAATCATGAGCGCTTACATCGATTACAGCATTCTCGACACTGACGAGGACCGCGAGAGCTTCAAGGCGCTGCTACTGCTGGCGCATGATAAGCCCATCAGCTATGCAAATATCCTGACTTCAACCGAGGCCAACGATTTGATCGCAAAGCTGACGGTCGCGCAGATAGTTGCAATGCCACACGAACACGACCGCATTCAACTGTTTCAATTCATCAATCAACTGCTACACAACTAAGGAGTTATCCACATGAAAGCACACCAACAAGCAATCGACTGGGCCTTGGCCAAGAACTATCGCTGTTCCGTTTGGGACGGCGAAGAGTGGGCCTTGTGCCTGTCGCCTGATCGGAAAGCAATCATCGACGCAATTGAGTCGGTCGAGTTCGCCACGGTCAACATCCGTGAACTGGGGCAGGCTGACATTATCGTTTCGCTGGACCTGATCCCGTACGGCGTCGGTGACACTGAAACCATCAGTGATTATTACCCGGCCGATGGCGAGTTCAACGACTGGTTTGATCAACGCAATGCGGAGGACTGGAAGTAATGAGCGAATTTAGACTTTGGATGAAACAAGTGGACGCCGAGTTGGATGTAATCTGCGGGCTGTCGTCTGGTGATCTGGGCGACATCTGCTATCGCGATATGTTCAACGATGGCTGTGATCCCGAGGAAGCCGCGCTCGAATGCCTTGAACAATCGGATTTCCCTATGGAGCTGGTGTAGGGCAGCAAGTAGCGTCTTTTCGAGGGCGCTACCTGATGCATGTGCATCTAACTGGAGACAATCAAATGGGTTACACACATTACTGGTCACATAACGGCATCAAGGACGAGCAATGGGCCGACGTTTGTCGGTTTGCCGCTGATGCTATCGAGTTACGCAAGGACATCATCCGCGACGGAAGCGGTCAACCTGACTCGGTTGCGTACGTTGGCGAGGATAGCGTTCACTTCAACGGGGCCGAGGAAGAAGCGCACGAAGACTTTTTCCTGTCCAAAGAGGCGCAATCGCAGTTCTGCAAGACCGAGCGCAAACCTTATGACGTTGTTGTTGTCGCGGTGCTGCTGTTCTGCTACGCACATGTTGATAACTTCGGGCTGTCATCTGATGGCGATATCTTCGGCGAGAAGCCAACCGATCCGCACAATGAGCACACCGACGCGCTTAACCTGCTGTATTCAATCGTCGATATTCCGCCAATCAAGATACCGGCCTGATCTTCCACGGCCACGGACGGCCAAACTGGAGTTATCCACATGAAACCATTAATCATCACTGCAATCTGGCTACTGTTCTGCGCTGCTGTTATCACCTATCCCGTGAAAGCCAGTGAGGGCCGCTATGGCATTATGCCGACAAGTGAGCACTTCGATGATGACGAGTGGAACGAAGTGCATCACGGCTTTTTCTATGAGCATAGGCTGTCCGACGTTAACTGGGTCGGGGCGCTGCGCTATGAGAACAGCGTCGATGATCTTTCGTTTGCTGTCTACGGCACCAACGAGACCTTTTTTAAATCAACCGAGCATCTTGATCTTGGCGTTATGTACGGTGGCGTCACTGGCTACAATTGGCTGGTGACTCCGTTTGCTGTACCGATGGCAACTATCAAGCTAATCAAAGCCGAGAGCGTCGCAGGTAATATCCGCCTGATTTACTTCGTTACCGGTGCGACCGCTCAATACTATCTGGAGTTCTGAACATGAGCCAATTTCAAGACAAACCCCGCGATTACGCACTCGAACTAGTCGAGGAAGGAATCATCACCTATGAATATATGGTGACCGCCTGTCTCAAATACATGTCGCACGATGATGTTCGCGATATGCTCGACTGCAACGAAATGTCTCCCCGGCATCTGTACCTAAAAGACGAATAGCTTTAGACATAAAGCCAGGATTTATACTTATGAACTACACGCCAACCGTTCTACTGTTCACAACTATCATTTTCATCCATGTTTTACTCTGGGCGATAGGATAGCGATTCGATTTAAGCGGCGATAATTTAGGCCATCCAATCATAAAGGCCAACTTGAGATCGTCGCTTAGATCGCAATCTGTGAGGTCAAATTTTGAAAGAACACCCATATTTTACAGGAAAACACTGATATGAGCGAGAGATTAAGCGAATTTAGCAAACACCAGAACAAGGCCACTCTGATTAGATTGCAGGCCGTTATGGATCAATACGACCTAAAGCGAGTGCATGTCGCTCGACTGCTGGACGTGTCCCGGTCATTAGTCAGCCGATGGTTTGCCCATCATAAGAAATGCCCGGATAAATACCCTGAACTGCTGAGATCAAAGATGGATATCATGGGCAAGGACACCATAAAGGACATCATTAGCCCTAAATAATATCTTTACATGAAGCGTTAATACTATTATAGTTTACCCTAAACAGGACAACACACTATGAAAGACCGAGAGATCAAAAAGAAATTCAACGACGGACACGATGCGATTGTGGATATCGTTGGCCACATGCCGCCATCACTGGGTTTTGCGGTTCTAATGTCAATCACTGAAAAGATGTTGGAAGCGCTGAGCGAAGTTAAAGAGGACCGCGAGCATTATCAGGGGCAAGTCCGATTGTTCGGCAACCTGATGATTGCCACTGGCCAGAAGTTCGCGCCGGAGAGCACGGTAAAGACCAAGGTCCAGACCCCCGAGGACATCTGCCGCACCGCTGCGAAGTTCATGAAGTGCGACACCATGGAGGCCGCTGAGTTTTTCGGAAGCGAGGCTGGCCATTTTGCATCACTGAGCGAGGACAAGCAGATTTGGTTCTGCCCGAAGTTCGCATTTAGCCTGCTCATGCACATACTTGAGGTAAAGGAATGAACAACCCAACCGTTAAAGAAGAGCATCTGCACTATCTCGACCGACTGCGCGTATCTGGCGAAACCAACATGTACGGGGCTGGCCAGTACCTGCAGCGCGAGTTCGGTGTGGATAAACACGACGCCAACTTCATCCTGCAGCACTGGATGAACACCTTTGGCGACCGCAAGGAGCGGGGAGAGTTAGCCACATGAGCTACGACTTCCACATTGGGGATAAGTCATTCAACCACACCTTCAACTGCGCACCGATGTTTCAAGCTGCAGCCCACAGCCCGGAGGGAATCAAGATCATTCAAGGATTACGTGGTCGGCTGGCGGTCATGAAGCTCCGGTCGATGCGTATGTACTTTGAAGACCACAGGCAGGCACTAATGATGCTGAATCCCAAGAACAACTGGGGCAGCTACGCCACAGCCTATCAACTGTTGAGTGATCTAATACTGGCGTCACTCGAAAATCCTGACGATATCTGGGAGGTATTCTATTGAAAACATTCATGCCAATTGATGACGATCCATCCATCATCGAAGAAGAGGTCACGCTTGCGAAGGCGCAACAACTTGTCGAGGGATGGGTCGAAGTTATCCACATGCCGATGCACGATGCGCAGATACTGATGAACGAAGAGGGCAGGCTTAAGAACATGCAGCCCAACCTTCCCGCCACCATGGCGGCTGGTCAATCAATCGTTGGCCCTGCTATCTTGCTGACTGGTGAGGACAAGTGGACCTGAGAGCATTTCTCGAAAGCCAAGGCTACGAGCACTTGCGTGAGATACCCGGCGTCGGATGGTGCGGCGTCGGGCGTTTCATCTTCACATGCGGCGTCTGCTTCGGGTTGACTGAAACCGGGGTTCGAGGCCGCTTCTGTTTTGATACACACGCCTGCGCAGCGCTGTTCCTACGCGATTGGGACGGTAAGACCTACCCAAGTGTCGGATTAGATGGCTGCACCGCTATAAAGGGCGTTCTTACCGAGTAATGATGATGTCCAATAACAACCGCGCCAACTATGTGGTGCTCGAAGATAAGCCGAACCACATGTTAATCCTTGATCTCGGCCCGTGGGACGAGTATAAAACCGTCACCAACGCTGCCGAGACCGTGGTTAAAGAACTGGCAGAGCAATTAAGCGGCCGTCGCTTATACTATGTCGATTCGGACAACCAGATAGATGAAATTGTACACGAAAACGGTGAGTTTGTCCGCTTCGCACCCGGAGGTCCACACTAATGCCAAGCCTTAACACCACACCATCCAGCAACGCTGAAGTGATGCGCAAAGTCTGGGAAATCATTGAGCGCTACCAAGGCACCTGTAACTCAATGGATGACGAGGACCGCGACTGGCTCGAAGGCAACGACATGTGCGATTACTTCGACGGCGAGCTATTCGAATGTGAAATGTGCGGCTGGTGGTACGAGACCTGCGAGCAGGCCGATGATGTTACCCACATGCAGATGTGCGAAGGCTGCCACGACGAGGAAGAATGATGCAAGTTATCCACAAGATGCCAGTGACCGAATACATTGTGCTGGTCGAGAACTCAACCAATGCGCTGTGTTACTCGGTAATGCAGCACCTGAACAGTGGCTGGCAACCGCATGGCTCGATGACCACTGCCAAAATTGGCGACGCAATCGAATACATCCAGCCCATGGTCAAGTTTAAATCAATGCAATCCTGACCCCGTATTGTGCCTCGACGATTGCTCGCTTGAGGCGCGAAACCGGGGTGTCCATTCCCTTCACGTCTTCAACCACAGTTTTACCGGTTATCAGGCATTTGTATCTGAAGTCAGCGATGTAACTGGCGCGCCTGCCGTTCGGGTATCCCCTTGATCTGATCAATACCGGGGCTTCATCCGTGCCGAGTAGATACTTTGGCTGCAACTCAAGGTCGTCGATCTCTTTCAGGGTGTCCCTGCGCCACAGTAGATCGACATAACGCTTCGATTCCTTCTTGCTGGCGAACCTGATGCCGTCAACTACTGTAGCTTTGGCGTTAAACTTATGTCGGCGCATCAATTTGGTTGCGGTGGCTGCTGATCAATATCAACTATGGGTACGTTTGTTGGTTTGTTCAACTGGCTGATCGCCTGCAAGTGATTGTTCATCGCCTGAAGAATCAACTGGCGCGCGGGTGTGGATAAGTCGAATCTACCAGTGGTAATTATACCATGCGTGGATGACATTTGAACAAGGTATCGCCCGTTGCTGGGCATGGCATGAAAAGCGTACTCGAAGTCCCTGTCTGCACAAAGCGCTACGATGGTCTGCCCAATGTGTCCAACATCAATCTCCAAATCTCTCATGCAGTAATCTCCCGACTTCAGCGAGTAGGTCGTCCTCGGTTCCGAAGTCATGTTCGAACCGTTTCTTGTAAGGGTGTCGGCTGACGAAACCGCCAGAACCATCACCGCCACCCCTGTGATGTGGAAAACAAAGCGGGAGAACAAACTTGTGACCCTTGCGTCGCCCACCATCGAGTATGTGGTGGATTTCTGCCGGAGAATACACCCCCAGCCCACGACACGCAATGCAACCAAGCTGCTGCACCCGGTCTAAATGAAGCTCTTCGTCTTTGGTCATCCGGCGTAACTCGCAATCTGGCTGACGTATTCATCAAGCTCTGCACGGGTAACGCTCGGCAGGAACTCGGTCAGAGCGAACTCAACCGCCCGGTTGTAGAACGCATCAAACTCTATCTCGTCCATGGCGGCGAAGGATATCGACTTCGGAATCTTAACCACCAAATCTTCCATGAAGATGGTGTCGCAGTGATCAAGCTCTACCTTGAAGACGTTCAGCACCGATTCGAATGTCTGGTACTTCTCCTGATTGCTGTAAACGACGCGCACCATCGACATGAACTTGTTGTGGAAAAGTGGGTTGCGGGGCTTCTTGTAATCGACATAGATTATCTGGCCCTCTTTCACCCGGCGCATATTATCGGCGTCGTTTTGCGACAGTGGGCGGAAGTGATCACCCTCTCGAATCATATAAATTTTCATATCAGTATCCCGTAGATCATGTGGATAAGTTCGGAAAATATAGCGCCAAGGATGTAATACCCAACCGCAGCGCCAATGGCGACAGAGCCAAGCAGTCTACATCCGTGAAATAACACGCTCAATGGCATCGCGATCCATCGCGGCACGGTCGGTAGCATTTGGTGCGTCAAAGTCGTAATCGTAATCATCCATTAGCTCCAGCATCAGGTTGTACATCGTGATGTCTTCTTTGAAAGAGGTTACCTTGCCCTTCTCCAGTCGAGTCTGCTCCGCGATGACGTTCTCCATTATTTTCGGCTTCCTTGAGCGACGGTTCTTGCGCTTCAGTTTCTTGGTCACTTTGGCATATTGGGCGATTGCCTTCTCGGCTTTCTTCTTTAGCCTTTCAGGCTCCCGGCGCGCACTCGTCACCTTCTCCCGCATGAACTTGAAGATATCGATCCGGTGAATGTTATCCACATTCTCGGTCAGGATGGCTGTGAATAACCCGGCCAGATTCTCATACGCCATCTGGGTCGCGGTCGGCTTGGTTCTGTGGCCGTCTTCGCCAGTGCGATCATAATCGGCACGCGCCCGGTCGTCATATAGCACCATGTAGGCATGCTGCACTTCCTGAAACGCCTCTTTGTCACCGCCTTCGCGGTCGGGGTGTAGTTTTCTGGCCAATTTTCGGTACGCCTTTTTTATCTCGGCTTTGGTCGCGTCCTTCGCGATGCCGAGGGTTTCGTAGAGGTCCATTAGCTTTTAATGCGAGACATCGATCAAGTCCCCGCCCTTCACGCGTGTGTGTTTGTTCATGGCCCGGAACTTTTCAATAGCTTCCTCGTAGCCGTCGAGTTCGCCATCCTTCGGGAAACGAAGCGACAGGTCGGCGTTGAAAATGTGCGCTTCCTCGCAGTAGCGACAAATCGAAACGTCGCCTTCGACCGGTTTGAGGTCCATGTCGAGCGGGTCCGACGCGCAGGTATGTGGTTGTCCACAGGTCGGGCAGGGTGTTGGGTCAAGTTTAATTCTCATGCTTCGCCTCGATGTGTTGATCCAAGCCAGTGCGGTGGACCGACTTTCCACACTGCGGGCAATTAACGCGGTCCGCTTTTCGGTCTGCCTTCAGATGCTCATAAGTCTCTTCAGCGGCTTGGTCGGCCTGACAGGCTGGACAGAAACCCGGATACCCTAGCGATGGCTCAAGTATCTCGCCACAGGTCTGGCACATTTCGCCCTCAAGCATCATGTCAGCTATCTCGCCCATTACTGCTTCACCTTCAGGTCAGCCAGATGGACGATGAACTCCGGGTCCAGAGAAAAGATATCCACAAGCTGACGGATCACGATCATCGCGTCGGCGTGGTCGATACCCACGTTCTGGCCAACGAAGCGCTCTTCTTCGCGGCTGAAGTAAACGGCCAGCAGGCCATCTTCATCGGCTGTCGCCTCAAGCGCCAGTGCATCAATTTTTTTCTTTGCGTCTTCGCAATTCATAGGTCAGGATTCTCCAAGCACCATTGTTGAACTTCATCGGCCACCGCCAGATACTCGGACGACGGGTCTTTTCGTATCTCCTGTCCCGGCACGTAGGTTGCCCAGATCGCATCGCGCAATCGCTTCGGCAGCTTATACCAGTGCGTTTTACAGCCCCACATCTTTGGCGGAACTTCGATCTTGCAGGTCGGGAAGTGACATTTATGCATCACAGGTACTCACTCAGCAGGAAGATTATCAGGATCACCATCAGCAGCCGGAGCATCAGGCTGTGTGCTTTTTGTTGGTTCATTTTTCGCCTCTCGTATGATTCGTTGGGCTTCCGCCAGTGCACTGAGCGCTATGTCCGGGTTGCTTGGTGGTTTTGGCAGTGCTGGGGGATGCTCTTCCTCGAACGTCTTTGAGCAGTACTCGCAGAACTTCGGGAATCCCGGTGGAAATTCCGATCCTGACTCCATGGTGCGACGCAGGCCGCGCTTGATCCTGACTTCCGGCAGCCGCGACAAAAATTTTGTCCAGATTTGATTCGGCTTTTCGCCATGCTTGTTTATCCATGCCTGACCGTACATCCCAACCATCGAAGCCCAGACGAAATCAGCGTTCGTGGCGTCCGGGGCGCGAGTTTGATCGACCACTCGATCCTTGGCTGTCTTTTCCTCGGCAATGTCGTCGTTCCACATCGCGTTATTGAGGAAAGTAGCCGGGTGAGGTACGAGCTTCGGGTTTTTCCACTGCGGATTATGCAGCTTCTGCCATAAGGCACCTTGAACGGCATTGAACTTGTCCATATCAGACAGCTTGTTCCACGCGCGTTCAGCAGCGGGACGTTTAGCTTTTCTGGGGTAGGCAACATCATAGAAGTAATCGAACGTTACCTCGATGTTAACCGGCAGTTCGTTCATTCAGCTTCTCTATGGCCTTGCGGATATCGACAACAAACAACGCGCCGGGGTCACCGCTTACGCCCGTAAATATGCTGGCAGGGTAATGGGTCAACCACTCTTCAGTAATTCGGATGTAGTCTTCCCAGCCATCAGCCACGTAGGGTTCGTTTTCGTCCATTAAGCTTTCGGGCCTTTCGGCTTGCAAACCCAGTAAAAGCCGTAAATGAGCAAACCGGTAACGATATATGCGAATAATATTTCCATAATTCGACTGTAAACTATATCTTTATAACAGTCAAGGTAGGCTTTATGTTAATTAGCTATTCGAAGTAGATTCGGAGCAAAGTTCACCCAAGGCCAACCTTGCGGCTGACCGAGAACGAGTTTAGCTAAACGAAGTGAGTTCGTCGCGTCGTCCACCAGCATCTGACGGCTCCATGCCGAGTCTTCTACCTTACCGACGTTCTGGATAAACCCTATCGGCAGGTCGCTTTGATTCAGGCGGAACTGAGAACGAAAATCCCTGTGACTGCTACACCTGAGTGCTGATGGAGCCAGATTTTGGCGGATTTAGGTCCAAAAGTGTCGAGATTTCGACAGTTTGGTCCAGATTAGCTTGACAGTGGTACCAATTTTGACTATATCTGTCGCCATAAGGCGAGAGCGTTGTACCGGATATTGCTGCAGCTAATGTAAATGGTCTATCCGTCCGCGATGTTGCTCCAACAACAAAGCCTGAATAGAATAAGCCCCGGTTGGGTCCAGTGTCAACCGGGGCTTTTTCATTTTTATCCTCGATTGTTTACCTTCTTGTGCCTGAGTGTTGTCAGCAACCACTACATGTTGTGGTGTCGGAATCTCGACACAAATTAATTTTAAAATAAAGTTTGTATTTATGCCGGAATATGAGATAATTCGGTCGTTGGTAGCTATCCCCATGGTTGCCAACGTGTCGCCCACTTTGAGCGGCCTTGGTTTCCTAACTCCTTACCTCGGCCGCTCATTTTTTTCGGGCCAGAGCAGCGGACGAAACGTACACAGTCCATCATGAGGCGCGGAGCGAGACCGGTCTTGTCGTAGCCCGCCAAGCAACAGTGTGAAAACAGCGTGCGTGACAGGAGGGAGAGACCCCAGAAACTATCCCCAATATAAATCTTTTTTCAATCTATAGTAAATTTATACTTGACACTCTAACGTAATACGTTATCATGCGCCTCCGCTTCGGGAAGATACCACCGGGTAACCGGTGTAAAAGGGGGGAATCCTACTCAACCCCCGCCATTTAGCTTCGGCTATTTGGTCATCCGAAAGCAAGCTGAGCCGCCGGGGTATGCCCCGGAGATTCCATTCAGGTGGGATATGCGCAGCGAGTGATTAGAGTCGCTTTAGGGAATAACCAAAACCCCAGCCAGTCGTAAGGCTGGCGCGACATGAAAGCAAGCTGGTAAGAGGTAAAGGGTAGAGCGGTAGTCCAAGCAGGAATGTGAGGGCATCGCTTAGGTCAATCGATAGTGGTCGAAGGGTCACGCGTCGAGAAGGTCAGTCAAGTAGCCGTCGGGTGAAGACATGTGGTGTGTGGCATTTCGCAGGGGCAACCCAGTGAAACCACAGAGGCCAGCACATCATGGTAGGTTGTAGACGCTAACCCGTCTGCCTTATAGCTCAGTTGGTTAGAGCATATCACTTATAATGATACGGTCGCTGGTTCAAATCCGGCTAAGGCAACCTCTGAAGGGTTGTTAAAACGCAAAGACTGGCCTCGGTGGAATGACGAAAGTCGCGTAATTCTGCAGCCCTCGGGTAATGCAGAACCATGAAGCTCGCAAGGCCGATTGGTTTGATGTAGAGCGCACTCACGGAGTCGTACAGCTACGTGGAGAAGCGAAGCATCGAGTCGTCATCCAGCACGGACTACCGCATGTCCTTAAACTGCCGTGATGACCTTGTACAGTGGTGAGATTTTTCTGCCGCTGTGGATAAGTCAGTAACTGTCGGCTGCAACCGGTAGGTACGCTGATGAAAGCAGGGTCGCGGTATCCATAGTCTCAGGATGCTGGTCTACTACAGACCCGTTAAAGGCCCACTTCGGTGGGCTTTTTTCGTTGTGGATAAAAAAAGCCCCGGCTAGTTGCTCCGGGGCAAATTGGTTAGTCTATAACCAAAAGGAGGACATCGTGAGTCTCGCAACACACGGAACCACACTATCACTCATATAGTAGTGGATCAACCTTCTTTGGGTCTATTTCAAGAATGGCCGCCAAATGCCTGACCCAGTAGGGTGGCACGATACCTCGCAATCGCCATTCATTTATTTTCTGTGGATAACAATCGACTTTGGCCGCGTCAGCTATTTGTCGTGCTAGCTCAGCCTGTGAGCCACACTTTTTGATAGCCTTCTCAATTAAGCGACCGTTGTTTTTGATCTGGAATTTCTTCGGATGGTCAGTGAATGACATGTAGTGTTTCCATATAAATAAAATATTTGCTTTATATAGATTGATACATTAACATATCCCGTTATGTGGGACAAGTCCGAAGAAATTGATTACGGTGAGCATCCGAGTGATGATGCTCTCCGGGTTCGCCCACAAGACCAGACCATTGAAGAGTGGCTGGCCGACTACGACAGGTTTAAAGACCTACCACAAAATGAGTTTAGAGACTCCGAGGAAATTGAAATGAAAGTAAGAGAAGGCGCAGTTGTTGATTTTGATCCGGCACCCATCGGCATGCATGTATCTCGATGCATTCGCATTATCGATCTGGGAACGGCTGTGGATAACATGTACGGAAAACCGAAGCACGACGTTTTCTTTATGTGGGAGATTCCCGGCCAGTTGAAGACCTACACCAAGAAAGGTGAAAACGGTCAGGCGGATCAGGAGATCACCGAACCATTCACGGTCTCCAAGTACTACAACGCCACGCTGACGGATGGCTCGCATCTGCGAACCGATCTGGAATCATGGCGCAGCAAGCCATTCACCGAGCAGGAACTGCAGGGATTCGAACTCCGAAACGTTATCGCAGCACCCTGTATGATCAATGTTATCCACAAGCCCCGCAAGAACAAGCCGGGACAGGTGAATGCAGTGGTCACCACCGTTACCCCTATGCCCAAGATCGACGGCATGGTCTGCCCTCCGCAGGCACATCCATCGGTTTTCTTTTCGCTCGATCCGGAAGAGTTCGATCCGCAGATATACGAGTCACTGTCGCAGGGCTTGAAAGCCCGCGTCATGCAGTCCGACGAGTACAAGTATCTGCTGTCGCTGGGCAAGATACCGAATACCCCGGCTCAGGGTCAGGCACCACAAACTGACTACTCGCAACCACAGCAGGGCGCGGTTGGCATGAATGAGAACCAGCCTCCGGTTGACGATGGATTTGACGACATCCCGTTCTGATGTTTTTCAATACCATCAAAGTCCGGGGCCAGCAGTTGCATGCCTATGAAGCAAAGACTCAGTTTCAGGAAGACATGATCGCTGAGTTTTTCCAGCGCCAGCCGGGTGTTGATATCACTCCTGAAGATATCCACAAGCATCACCCCGGCTTCAGCGCAACCCCGATCACGTCGATTCGACGGGCTTTCACCAATTTGGCGGCAGTCGGTGTTATCGAAAAGACAGATTTACAGATCGAGGGTATGTATGGGATGCCGATCCATTGCTGGCGGCTGAAAGACTCCACGCAGGCTGATTTATTTGGCGGCTAAACTGGAGTGGAAGAAACTTGTCGCTGGTCCGCACAAATCAGCTCGGGCCAGCGACAAAAATGGCGGCTATTACGCCTTACATAAGAGCGGAGACATCGACATTACCACGTATCACATGAACCCATTCTACCGGATCGGCGTTTACAAGAGCGTAGCGAACGCGATGTCGGTCTGCCAGTGGTTGTCGGATCACTCATGAGCGTATTTATCCAGCTAACCGACGAACTCGTCATCCGCACCGACCAGCATAACTGGATGTTGTGCAAGCCGCGAGGCACCAACAAAGATGGCACCATCAAGTGGACCGGGTTTATCTTCTGCGGCACCCTTGAGCAACTGGTCAAAGCCACCGGGGAATACATGCTCCGCGATTGCAACGCGTCGAGCTACCACGATTTGGTTAAAGCGGCAGAGGAAATATCTCTGCTGTTGAGTCAAAAATTTACCGCTTCTGCAACCGTAACATTGAGGACATTATGATCGATTTAATCATACCAATACAACAAACTGCCGCCCTTGTTCTGGCTTGCTGTCTCGGCATCGGCTGGCTGATGGAGCAAGCCGGGGTCGATAACATTAGCGACCCGGTTGGCTGGACGTTTACCATCCTGCTGGGAGGGTCGATAGTTGTTACTGTCGTCGCCACACTGGTGCGGATATGGGTTTAGTTCTCTGCATTGGTGGCTGTCTCGACGGCCAACGTGTTGACGAGCAGGGCCAATACATTCGCTGGCACGTCCCGCAGAGAATGCCCCTGACGTATGATGATCCCGGCAGCAAGGTGAATTACGTCGATGTTCACGAATACCGGCTCGAAGAGGTTCGCACCGCGCAATACACGATTCTGGTTTACGTCTGGGTGAAGGAACGCGGCGACTGGATCATCAAATTATTTGAAACCTATATGCGCCACACCGACAGAATGGCATCGGTAGCAGGGCGACCGGGGCCGGACCCACGTATCCACCACCGGGATGACCGGGTTGACGCGATGCGCTACATGATGGAACGCGAAATTAACTTCCCGCCCAAGATGCCGCCTGTGGATAAACCGGTTGTGGATAAAAAACCCACTCCGCCACCGGTAAAGATAGGGAAAGTCGAGTTTTCCACAGCCAGTTCAGAGCCAAAGACCGGTAAAAAGCTGGCCAAATGAACGACGACGACACAGATGTAAAGCGCCGTGGCTCGAAACAATGGGGCCACGGATACGTGACCGGCATTCACGCTGGTCTCCAACTAGCGAAGGAGCTAACCATGCAACAAGCAAAACTCGATAGGCTAACCAACCAACTTACCATCATCGCGAAGCACGTTCTCGACTGTGTCCCAACTCTCGAAACCGCCACAAAAAACCAGATACTGGTCGCTTATAAAAAGAAAGGTCGGTCAATGGCGCAAAACGAACTCTACGGCGTGCTCGCCAACCTGACAAACCATGGCCTGATCAAAGAACCGACCAAGGGCAACTTCATCAAGGTAACCGCAGCCGCTCCGGCGCTGTCATCAGTACCTGAAGCCAAGGACATCAAATACGTTGACGATATTGGCGAAGAAGCAACTGTAACCCTACCGGTTACATCGCCAGCGGAGACAATCACCGTGACAAAAAAGCCCCGCGACCCGATGGACATCATTGTTGAAATGCGCGAGCAGTTCGAGAAAGCGATGTACGAACTATGCGAATACTACGAAGCTGAGAAGCTGAAAACCGACAAGAAAATGAAACAACTGTCTCACTTCAAGCAATTGATGGAAAGCCTGCATGAAGATAACTAACGAGCAGCGACTGCCGAAGGCAGTTGTTCACGCGGTCACGACCGACCGCTACGAAGCCGGGGATGGTGACGTGTCATGCACGACGCTCATCGCCCCGGCGCAAGCCTTTCAACTGACCAACGAGCACAAGGACGAAATCGTCGAAGATGCTGTTGACCGAATCTGGTCGATGATGGGATCGGCCGTACATTACGTGCTGGAAAATGCCGTCATGGACCTGAAGGCGAAGGGTGAATATACCGACAAGCACATATCGGAGCGGCGCTTCTACTGGACCGTTGGCGGCAAGCGAATCTCTGCCCAGATCGACCTTTACGAAGACGGCGAACTGAACGACTTCAAGCTGACCTCGGTATGGGCCATCAAAGATGCCGTGCTCAACGGCAAGGATGACTGGACCGCGCAGCTAAATATCCAGCGTTACCTGATGGTGAAGAACGATTTGCCTGTGGATAAACTGTTTATCGTGGCAATCGCCCGAGACTGGAACCGTTCCGGCGCTCTGCGCGACCCGCAGTACCCACCGAGAGCGGTCAGAATTAATATTCCGGTGTGGAGCATGGAAAAGACCGAGGC